ATCAATAATTGGTGCACCGATGTCTGTTCCGCCGTCAATATCAAGACCCGGAAGAGCCATAGCTCCAGAGTTGTCCATCAAGTCGCCGACTTCAATGTATTTGTTTGTGGGAGATGTACTAGGATTTTCTACAATTAGTAAAACATCTGTATTTGCCGCAATGGACAATTTTCCTAATTCTGTAATTTTCTTTGACATTTGATCTGTTCCTTTATAGAATTCATGTTGTACATAATATTAATTATTTATACTATTTATCTTTTTTGATATATTTAATTTAACATCCTCAAGTGTGGTTCTGTGGGCCAAGTAACATCAGTTAGCACACCATTTTCATCTAATTGAGGTGAGGAATTTTCAGGTAAATCACGGAGTTCTTGTCTGTAATCTAATTCATGTTGTGTAAATGGTCTATCTTCTAATCCTTTTCCGTATTGTTCCATCGCTTGTAACATACCTTGGCGTAAACCACGTAACTGTTCTAATGCTGTTAATGTTTGAGGAGCCTCTCCCTCTTCTATTGGAACCTCTTCACCATTCACCCATTCGGTTTTTGGTTTATCACTAATATTCCATTCTGACCCATTCCATTGACATAATTGAGTATCAACATCAAATTCAGGCGGCTCTTCTGTTACATCATCGTTACGATATAAAAATTCACCGGGTATTTCCGGATTTGGTTGTGGTTCTCTTGGTATTGCTGTTTGTGAATTCCAGACTATCATTTTTTTCCTTTAATATTTAATACAATACCGTATTGCGACATTACGTACTCTTGTTTCGGTGTGTTCTCCTACAGATAATCTCATACCATTATAACCAATCCCTACTCCAATTTGATACCAAGGAGCAACAAACGCATTTGTTGTTACAGCCGCGCCATAATTATTAGGATATCCAGAATGTTTAATTTGCCAGTTGTGTGATCCACTACCCCAACCACCAGTATGATAGTCGGCATTAAAACGAGTACCACCATACCAAACTTGTTTTACTGTGTCAGTTTGTGCAGATGCTATTCCTCTTCCAGTATCTGCGGTTCCTCTTCCATCATCAAAACCTCGCAAAAATTCTCCACGACAATCTGGAAGATTAAAACTTGTTTGTCCAGAACCTCCGTAAGTAGTGCCAATTTTATTCCAAAGAGCTTCATATAATCCACCTGCGACACCGTTTATTACACTACCATCACAAATTAACCAACCTGAGGGAGCAGTAGCCTGACCAAAAGCTCCTATTTGTCCTACCATATTTCCCGCCGTGTCTGTAAGCGATCGTGCACTTGCACTACTAGTAATTACTGCCATTATTCTATTTCCTCCATGACAAGCTTGTAAACTTTATTGGTCTTGTTGTTTCTTAATGATAAGTAATCTTCTTCCTCAATTACTGTCCAATTTCCTCTATCATTGGCAAGATGTAAGTCAGTAGTGTAAATATTTTGCCATCTATTTGAACCTGAACCTAAATCCTTTGAATTATCAACAGAAGGAAAAATGTTGCCAGTAAAAGTGCAATCTTCACTCGAATCAACAGTCAGGGCTAATGCATTACCGTTATCTGTAATAGAAGGTGTTCCAGCAGGAACTGCTTGCCAGCTACAGGTATTATCACCATCTTCTCTTAAAAATTTAGAACCTCCAGATTCTCCTGTTGACAAAACTGCGGTTCCTTCAGGAGTATGTGCTGAAGCATCTAACTGTGCTTTTGTTACTGCATGACCGGCCGATGTTGCTGTAGGCACACTTATATTACCCGCAAATGTTCCTCCCGTAGAAGCTGGTACCACATCGGCCACAGTAAAGGTGTCATAAGCTATAAAATCTAGGACATCATCAGTAGCCAAGGCAGACGCTAAATCAATACTCGTTCCATTTGTTCCTGTAAAATCAGTACCGTCTAGTAATTTAATACCATTCAAAAATACAGTCAATTGTCCGGGAGTATAAGTAACATTAACTGCAGTTTCAGCACCTACTGCAGTAAACTGTGTCCTTGCTGCTTGATCTTGTCGTAATTCTCGTCCTATATAAGCCATATTTCCTTATTATCTATTCTGGCTTCTCGGGCCAATTTAAATTTTCTAAATCTGAAAAATCCATATCTCTTAACTCTGTTCTGTAAATCAACCATTCTGCTTTTTTCGTAGTAGGATGATCTTCTAACACATATTGATCAGATTCAGCTAAAAATCTATTTCTCTCTGATTTCTCTCCTCCGGTATCAGAACCTGAATAAAATCCTGCCATAATTCTCCTTTATCCTACCAATAATTTGTTAGTTGCAAGTGCAACACCAGCTAAAACCGAAGGATCATCAGTTGTCGTACTTAAAGTTCCGTTTTTCTGTATATAATATGATGATCCTGTCGTCAAACCAGTTAGGCCTGTTTCTATAGTACCTTTTAAATTAATTGTAGCACTAACTCCATCTGCATATGCACCATCGGCCCATCCACAAAAATTTGTTGCAGTCACATTTGTTACTGTAGCTGAATATTGAAATCTAAACACCAACTGCTTATACGTCAGCCAGCTGAAAAGGGTGGAAAGATTGGTGGTATTTGGCGCACTACCAGTAGCTGAGATGCAAGTGATACTGTTTACAGTCAAATAATAATCACTATACACACCACTCGTATTAACATGAATTTGCGTCATATTTCCATAGCCACCACTTCCGTCCTGGTGGAAATTTATTCCCCAACTTGCATTAGTAAAAGAATTATATGCTGCTTGTTTCATGGCATCTTGAGAAGCGAAAGGATTGGGACTCAGAGATTGTGCGTGGTTCCACAACTTGTCGTAGATTTCATACTGCCTAAATCCATTGCCAGTACTCCAATCATTAAACAATCCAGCTGTACTTGGGCCAAAATACACATCAGACGTAGATGAGGCAATCTTTGCTAGTTTTCCTGCCGAGGTTACAATGCATTCATCTCCAGCCGCTATTGCTCCATCTGCTACAGCTGTAAAAGTGGAACCTCCAACTCCTGATATAGCATCCAATCCAGAACCTCCTGTAACACCAACTGGCATAACACCTGTCATTACTGAAGCATCAAGAGCACCAATATCTGCTGCTACTATAGAAGAATTAATTATTTTATTTGAATCTATAGTATTATTTCCAATATCATCCGCAGTCATTGCTGCTCGTGCTGGCTGTCTGCCTATCATTGACATATTATGTTATCTCCAAAATACTCATTATTACATCTATAGAAGATGCGGTATCAGATTTAACTCTCATACTATCTCCTGCTTCCATTACAAGTTTTTGATCTCCTCCGACAACAACTAATGCACCACCCGCTGGAATAGGGGCCTGTTTTACGATAGAGATATATGATGCTCCGTCAAATAATGATGCATCAGCCAAAATGGGACTGGCTGTGACATTTGCTAGAGTCATTCCAATTACAGTAACTTCTGTCGATCCAGGAACCGTATAACTGTCTATAGGCATGAAACCAGTTCCAATCCCGGCTGAAGTTTTTCTTTTAAACGAATTTGCCATTTTTTAATCCTTTATTATCCTAATGCTATTGCCATTGAAACGGCAACTGCTGTCGCTTCTTCATTTGATGCCGTGGCATTAAGTTCAGTTGCAGTTTTTGTAACTAGTGTTCCACCCAGTTTTAATCCATTTGTACCGTCATGTTGAGCAATATCTACATCCGTTGCACCATCTAGGAATGTCACCGCACCAGCAGGAGTAGTTGCATGTACACCAAAATTAGCGATATTTCTTGCTTGTGACATAAGTTGTTGTTCCTATATTTATATTTCTTTTAAACGAAATTATCCTAATGCTATTGCCATTGAAACGGCAACTGCTGTCGCTTCCTCATTTGTTGCGGCAGAGTTAATCTGAGCAGCTGTTTTTGTAACTAGTGTTCCACCCAGTTTTAATCCATTTGTACCGTCATGACTTGCTATATCTATATTACATGCCCCATCCACAAAAATAACATTACCAGCTGCATCACTTGTAACAGTCTTACTTACTTCTGCTGTTCCTAATGCACTAATAACATTATAATTAATTTGGTCAGACGTTGCAGAAATTGCAGTACCATTAAGGTTTATAGCATCAAGATAAGATACACCATCCACATAAAGGTCTTTCCACTTTTGTCCAGATGAACCTAAATCATAAGTATCATCGATATCAGGTATAATGTGTGAATTTATATCAGCACTAAAAGTTACTGTATCAGTTGCGGCATCCCCAAGTTGTAAATTTCCATCTGCTGAAATAGCTCCGTTTGCATGGAGATTTCCATGAACATTAAAATTTCCACCGATAGTTCCACTTCCAGCTACTCCAATACCTCCTGCAGTAACAATCGAACCAGTAATATTACTCGTTGAGTCTGTAGTATCCAATACCTTGATGAAATTATTCATTCCATCATGAGTCATTGCTACAAGTTCATTACTTTTAGATCGGAAAGTTCCAAACGTATCCGTTAGTTCAACATTTGCTGTCATTTGAAATTCCTAAGAAGAGTTTTTATTTCTAACATTTCTTCAGTTACTTTTGTTAAATGTTCTATTTGATCTTTCATTATATTTATGTCTCTCCGTTGGTTCTCAAAATATACGCGTTCTTGTCTATGTTGTTGTAAAGCATTATGATCTGTACTCAATAAGGCTTTGGATTCCACATCTCTAACAAATCTTGGATCGTCTGTTTGTATTTGTTTTCCCATGTTTTTAATCTAATGCTATTGCTCTTAAGTCTTTTACTCTTGGCATATCATAAGTGGTGTTGGCTACAAATGCAACTTTTATTGAAAAGGTTTTGAACGTTTCATATAGTGCATTATTTGAGGTATAATTTGAGTTTTCATTTGCTGTTTTATAAACAAATTCTTGAAAATCATTTTTACCCTTAGAGAAAGTTCCTGGACTTGTCTCTTGTTCCATCAATATATAATTTTTTAAATCAAATTTTTCTGGATCTGAAGCTGATTGAGGCTTGAAATAAACATGAATATCAGTACCTTTTGGCTTATAAGCACTTAATACTACTTTCATGTCAGAAGCATCAAATCCATCTTTAAGGGTTACTCTACGAGAAATATATTTAGAAAGCATTGGGCCTCCACTATTTCTTTCCTCTCCTGTACATTGTACTGCGGCATTAATAGATCCCACAACAGGAGTTAATCCCGAAATGCTAATTGATGGATTTTTTGTATATCCTGTTCCTGTATCAACTACTACAACATTTGAAACATAACCATTTGATATCAATACTTGCATCTTGGTATTACTACATGATGTCTCTAATCCTGTCGCAGCATTTGTCTGTGCATTTGGATTGGCCCAAATTAATATACCATTACCAAAAACTCCTTGATTATTCGCACTTGTTTTAATAGTAACAGTAGCAGTATTTGCAGCAGAATCCCCATCTAAATATGTTACAGAATCTATAACTCCGTAAATACCACTATTATTCGCATTAACATCTGCGGCAGTATTCGCCATTACTGCTTCACCCACAATAAATTGGCCAGGATTTCCAGCATCAACAGTATATGAAGTATTTCCACTAGTTACTGTAGTTGAATTTGAATTTACATTCATTGATACAGAAACATGAACATTTAATGAAGCAACGTTTTCTGTTCCTCCATCAGTTAATACAGCAGTGACAAATTGTGGTTCCACATTTTCATATCCTGATCCTCTAGTCATTACTGTTATATCTTTATTTGATAACTCTCCATTATCAACGATATTATGTACAGAAGTCACATTTAATCTATCAAGGTCTACTGTAGGAGAAACATGAGAATTTGCTGATATCATTTCTGTTCTTACTCTAAATGTACCATTAGAGGTAGCAACAAGTCTCTTTCTGTCTATCAATTTATGATTTTTATTAGGAGTAAATTCCGTCCAAGTTGCGGTAGCTTCTAGAACATCATTCATAGTAAAAGAATTATTAGAAGCAACATATTTCCAAGTTGATTCTGTATCACTAAAATCTAATGTTGAAGTACCAACATTAAAATAATCCATTTCTACGTTTGATGTATTTCCATAAGCACCGTTGCAATGTACAACCATTTTTGCGAAATTGGTGTTTCCACCAGCACCTATTGTAAAATCTGCACGCTTCATCCTAAATGTTAAATATTCATCTAGATTAGTTCCCCACCAATTTGAATTTTGTGGTCTATAAAGTGAACCTATAAAACTCGGTTTAGAAATTTTAGTATCATCTGTTCCGATAGCAGTAAAACCTTCTTCCGCCAAATGTAATTTATAATCGGTACTATTTGTTCCTACTACAAGAGAATACTCATTTGGTGCCAAATAAACTGGAGATTCAAATGTAAATGTTGTATAAGTCAAAGCAGATGCTGAATTTGCTATTGCATTAACATTAACAAATTCTGGAGTTAATGTTACTTCACTAAATGGTAATATTTTAGAAGAACTTGGAAATCCATTAACAACCGGTCTTACTTGTAAGGTTATAGGTAAATATACATCTTTTGCAGAGAAAAATAAATCAACGCTTCTTATGAATATTCCTTTTGGAAAATTCTGTGGATCTACAAAAAATGTTTGTGCTATAGGATTTAACCAATTTGTTTTTTCTGTTTCTCGAACAGTAGTATCGGTGAAAAGTTTTTCTTCATTTGCTACTTCTCTACGAATAATTGCCTCTCTTGTAGAAACATATTCTGCTGAATGAGAATCTAATACACCTTTAGCTGACCATTTTGTTTCAGCTACTGCGACAGTAGCAGCAACATTGTCTAAACTACTATCTGTAATTCTAAGAAGATTATCTCCTGTTCTAAATACACCATCTTCTATGAATACTTCTCCGGCCATTTGACCATTTTTATCTGTTCTCATAATACCATTAGCTGCACCAAGAGAGTATTTTGAAGAGAGTGTAATAGTTGCAGTCGCGGCACTTGTACCACCCGTAATAGTATTTCCTGTAGCAAATACATGAGTTACATCTCCAATAGTATCAGCCATTACTTCTCTTGTACCAATAGTCATTCCATTTGCAGCACCATAAGGACTTGCTGTAGTAGAAGAAACATTACCAGATACATTAGAAATCAAAACTGTAGCTACATTAGAAACTACATCCGTTGTCATTAAAATTGTACTATGATTATTTGCCGTATCAACAAGTGTTTCACCCACTTCAAATGTACCATCTATACTTCCTAGAAGTAGTGATGTCGCGGGTCGTGTACTTGCTCCAACATCAGTTGAACCAAAAAATGTATATACATTTGTAAGAGGACGTAATCCTTTTGCAAGAAATTGTATTCTTTGTCCATTTATATAAGGTCTAACTGTAGTATCAACGATTTTCTTTCCTACAGTTTTAAGAATGGCATCTGGTGGTGTAGGTTGTATACCTATTCGTGTTTTAGCATCATCTAATTCTGCGGTCATCCTTTTTTCTTCATAAGTCTTTCCGTTAGATTCTGTTCCTAGAATAGGGGATTCAGTTATTTCTATACCTTTCCAATTTGTTTCCCAATCATTGAATTGCGAACCAAAACCTTTTCTTCCTCCACTTAATTTCCAATTATCATGTTGTCCTTCTAGATTTGTCACAATCTCAGGTCTAGCATTTTGAGAAAACCAAACATCTGATGATGGATATGTTTTTAAGTTTCCTACAAAGGTAACAATATTAAATGGATTTGTTACAACTGTATTACTTGACATGGGTTGTTGTATAAAATCTACATCAGTATAAGGAAGAGTAATTAAATCTCCAGTTTTTGTCACGTTATTACTATATGACACATCATACGTAAATTTATGATTATCATAATAATATCCCGGTCGCATTTCTTTAGACGCATATTCTACTGAAATATTATAATCATCATTTAAAACATCTCCAACAGAATGGCCGCTAAATGAATCTATTAATATTCCATTTTTAAATGCAATTCCCTGACTGGTAGAAAAACTCCTTGCTGCAGTTTCTTTTTCTAATAAAGATAATGAAGTACAATATTCTAATCTTTCGATTCGTTTTTCTAATTTACCAATATCACGCATAGAAAATGGTTTATTATCAACATATCGTGTAATTACATCAGAAAGATTAAAAGTATATGCTGGAATATTTAATGAATACAATGTCATTGAATCTTCATCATCAGGAGGTGTCACAGGATTTAATGAAGGTGTACCTTTTAAAATTTTAAATTTTCGATCTTTAGTTAATGTGATTTTATCTACTCTGGGAAGATAATACTGAACATCAGCCGTTAACGTACCACTTGGTAAAGGAGTTGGTATTGCTTCAAGTGCAGCAGTATTTGCTCTAAAATCATTAGATTCATTTTCTCTTCGGGGTCTTAAATCTATACAGTCTCTTAGTTTAAATGTCTCACCTGATGAAGGACTAGTAAATTCTGGTATTGTCGTATAATCAAATGGTTTCGTACTTGCGACATCTTTTTGATTCCATACTCCGGCTGTAGGATAAGAATCGACTGAATGATATCCCACTGCTCCATCCCATTCAAAATAATCCACCACACATACCATTTGTCCAATAGGGCCAGGATAACCAGCTTTCAATTTAATATTTGCATGATCATAAAAACCATCTCTTTGACCTGTATCAAATTCGTACATGTGAGTAATATCATGTGCAGATAAAGTCATCATTGTATTTGTTACTGGAATAGATTCTACTCCAGAATCAACAACTTTTACTAAATTAAATGCATCTGAAACAACAAGTTCATCCGTAGCAGTTTGTGTTAAATTAGGAGCTGTGAAATAAAATTGTCCACTATTTAAATCTGTTACGGGAAGTCCGGCTGCATAAGAACCTAAATGAGAACCGTTACCTGAGACTAAAGATTTTGTTCTTGGACCCGGCTCTTTTCTTGTTGTAGAACTTGAAGCACAATATATAATATCTGCGGTAAATGCAGAAGAAGTATTACAATGTATTTCTACTGTATGTTTATCTACAGCGACGGCAACAGGTCTAATAGAAGCAGCAGCGTCATCTTGGGCACCAAGGTCTAACCATTCACCATCAATTAAATCTCTTGCTATTGCGCTATCATTACTAGGAATAGAAGTACCTGAAGATACTGCATTAACAAATGTTTGTGCAGTAGTTGCTGTTCCTCCATCAGCTTCCTTAACAACTACAATATATCCTTCTCGTGCTTGTTTATGAGTTAATGTTCCAGATTTTGGAAGAAATTCATAATTAGGATTTGATAAAGTTATTGTAAATTTACCTGCAGCATCAGAAGTAAGATTTGTTTGGACTAGTTTAAACATATAGTCTACCGTATTTGCTGTTATCACCGTTGCTTTAACGGGACTTTGAGGCAAAGAGTAAACTAAAGAATTTATATTTGAATCATTTAATAAACATTTTCCAGTATCAACTCCACCAACTTTTCCTGTGGATGCAATATCAGCATAAGAATTTATAGTAGCAGCAGCACCTGGAAGAGTTATTGAATATTCTGCAACTGTGATTGATTGAGTATCTGCGATAGTAAATGCTATATCATAAGTACTATTCGTAATAGTGGCTTGAGAAATTGCCGAATTAACAGTAGCCCAATGTCCCGTAGAATTAGAGACATATGTATCTATTGATCTAAGGTCACTAGTACTATCAATTCCATTAACAGTATTAACAGTAATAGTTGATCCAAGATAGGTATTATTCACATAAGAAGTAGATGCGGTATCTAGTTGAACTATTGTTTTGTCTGCATTTCCAGCTCCAACTGTACCTCCAACTGAATTAGAAGTATCAATATCATAAAGATATGTTCTATAATTTGAATGATTTGAATCGGAAGCTGATGTATTTCCAGTAGAAGAATCCCATTTTAAACTACGGACTCTTGCGGTACCAGTTTGAGTTGCCAAATATTCTGTATTACTTGTTACATTAATATTTACAGATTTTACATTATGTAAATGAAGTATTTCGTGTGTACCAACATCAAAAAATTTATTCATATTATCAACTACAACATAATTTCCGACTTCAACTCCAATACCATAATCAGAATCTATATCAGTATCACGACCTTTATCAATATCAAGAAATTTAGTAGAGACACTTTCATATTCATAACCATCAATTTGTGCTTTTCCTGAACTTACTCCTGCTTGAATTTCGGATTCATTATAAATTTTTAATCCGGATGTTCCAGCATCAAGTGTAGAAGTAACTGTTAATCTTGAATTATTTGCTATTGTACTAACTTCAGCACATGTGACATTAGACCCCAGATAAATTTTATCACCTATATTCAACTCTGTAGTAAACCGTGTATTATTTCCATATACACTTGTTCCAGCAAGTCCTGCATTTGCAGTTTCTCCTGATAATCCTCTATTTGGTTCCAATTTCAGGTCAAAAGGCGTTATAGTAAAGTCACCTGATTTTTGATGTGCTTTTTTAGTAAGGGTTTTTTCAATTGCGGTATAGATAGGATATTCAACCGCTTGATGTTTAATTCCATCAACAATTTTTAATAATTGTATAAAATTTGGATCAGCAACAGCTGCGATTGGATCGGCAAGATCAATTTCTTTTTTAACCAAAGATAATGCTATATCAAGTCGAGTTGCACCAGGTGCAGCATAGTTAAAAGATCCATCTGCAGGATCTAATAATGACATATCATCATCACTTGTTTTAACTGTTTCTGCTATTTCTAATCCAATTCTGCCAGAAGGTGTAGTATTAGCAGTATCTAGAATTAGAGTATTTGCAACACAAAGAACAAAATTACCATCAAGGAAGAAAACACCATTATCAATACTAACAACAGAGCCGTTTGCAACAGCGTTAGACATAGCGGAAGGACCCTCTAAACTAACAGTTGTTGCATAGACTTCTGATTCAGCTGGAGCTACAACTTCATCTTGTACTATTTCGCCGTCAACAAAAGTATCACCACCCAAATAGTGAAACATTAAAATAGGTTGTAACAGATTAGTAGGTGCCTGAGACGCTACAATCCTTCCTCTTGCATTAGAGGTTTCACCTATAACAGTTTTTCCTATAAAGGACGCGGCATTTATATTAGTGCCGAGATATTGCATCTCTAGTTGAAGCGAATGTACATCCGTATCTAATGTTATGTCTCCACCTAGAACTTTACTACCATTTTTAAAACTGTGAGCACCAACCCGTTCTATTTGCTTTTGTAAAGCAGTTTGTAATTGGGTTAGCTCCCTCGCTTGGATTCCATAACCTGGCTTAAAAAGTATGCGATAATATCCTTTGGTTTCATCATAATCATCATAATACGGCGTAACATTAAAATTAGTAGATAATGGCATTTAAGTATTCCTAAATTAATAATATTTTAATTAAATTGTCACAAATTCATTAAAATTCAATTATCAGTTTCACATCTTCGATTTGGTCATCAGCTCTTGTTACTGGTGAACGGTTTTCAATATAGAGAACATCTCCGGAAAACCTTTCCAAATCTCCACCTACTACAGCTGAAGTATTAGCTTGAGCTCCACTTGGTGCAGTGATTGTTTCATTTGCACGGAATGATCCTGTAATACTGTCATATCCTGCGGTAGTACTTGATCCCATAGTAACATCTACTAATCTAATAGTAGTATTACCCTTAAAATCAATTACTCTACCTTGTGCTCCCGAAAGTGCACCGGTAACTACCTCATCTTCTGCAAACGCAGTACTATTCCAAGTTTGTATAGTAAATGTTACTGCTTGGTCTATAATTGTTGCGGTAGAAACATCACCATTGGCATAATTTGGTTGTGCCAAAAGTCCGATCTTACGGAAATCGTTATTAGTAGTGAAGTTACCAGACTCTCCATATTCTAAACGGCTATTAACCATTACGAAAAATCCGCCAAGTTCTTCAACTGCATCATCACCGTGACCACCTCTTGGCCCGATAATAGGATCAATTGCTCCACCGGCTCCACCATTTGATGAAAGAGTGGCTACTGCGTTTCCATAATTATTTCCTCCTGCTACAACGACTACATCTCCGATAACTCCGGATACAGTATTAGTAGTTCTAACATTAGCACCGTGTCCATCACCCGTAATAGTAACAGCGGGACCGACAGAATATCCATCTGCGTCTGCTGGAACTACAGCACCGGCAAGTGCGGGTGTCCAAGTTACTACTTGAGTAGAGGCATCATATGCGGTGATTCTTCCTCCAAGACCCGTAGATCCACTTCCTCCGTCTGATGTGAAAAAGATATCAC